TTGTGACCAACACACAGATCAATAACTCAGCTTCAGGTATTCAGTCCAAGATCAATAGATTGTCACTAATAGACTAATGGCATTACCAGCACAATTAAATGTCAGCCTTAACTTTAACTCAGGCGCAACCTTTGGCAACCCATTTACAATAGGCGACCCTGTTAACGGTAGGCTTGGTTATGGCATATTAGGTGACGGTTCAGCCCCTGCATTAGTTATTGATGTGACTGACATCACACGCAGTATCAACATTAAGCGTGGTCGCAATATCCTCAGAGACACTTACGAGGCTGGCAGCGCAACAGTTAGGGTTTATGACCAAGACGGACGGTTCAACCCTCAGAACACAAGCTCAGACCTTTATGGGCAACTCACACCGCTTCGCAAGCTAAGAATATCTGCTACCTACAACGGCGTCTCTTATTATCTATTTAGCGGATATACCACAACCTATACCTACACCTATGACCAAGCAGAGCAAGTGGCTTATGTAGACATCACAGCTGTTGATGGTTTCCGTTTGTTTAACCTAGCCAACATTACGACTGTTACAGGTTCAGCCAATGGTGATGACACAGGTGAGCGTATTGGCAAGATATTAGACACAGTTTCTTTTCCTAATGGCATGCGCTCAATAGATACTGGAAACTCATTAACCCAAGCAGACCCAGCCACAACTCGCACAGCCTTAACTGCCATTATTAATGCAGAGTTTTCTGAACAAGGTGCGTTCTTTATGAACGCCGAAGGTCAGGCAGTATTTAAGAACCGAGCCAATGTTATTGCTTCAGCTGGTGGCACACCCATTGAGTTTAACCAAACAACTGGCATACCTTACAAAAACTTAAAGTTTGCATTTGATGACAAGTTGATTATCAACCAAGCCACTATCACTCGTATTGGCGGTACAGCCCAGTTTGCTGAGGACGCAGGAAGCGTTGCAACCTATTTTCCTCACAGCGTTAATTACAATGATCTAGTCGTACAGACAGACACAGACGCTAACAACATAGCCCGTATTTATGTGGCTACAAGGTCAGACACCACTATCCGTATTGACGAGATGACTGTCGACTTATTAGACACAGCTGTCCCAACTGACACAATGCTCGCCCTCGAATACTTTGATAATGTCAACATTTCAAATATACAGCCTGACGGCTCAACCATCACCAAGAACTTACAGGTTCAAGGCTTGGCTTGGGATATCACCCCGAACCGCATGCTGTGTACCGCAGTCACACTAGAACCTATAACTGATGGGTTCATAATCGGGAATACCACCTATGGTGTCCTCGGTGATGATATACTAAGCTACTAAGGAGTAATACAAATGCCACAGGGATTTCCAGCCTCAACAGGTGATGTTTTATCAGCTGCAATGTACAACGGATTAGTCACATTTGGACTAAACGATCAATCAGGTTCTACTTACACAGTAGCCAACACAGACCTTTATCAGGTTTTAGTACGCACAACCAATGCGTCTACCAAGACAGTTACCATTGCACCTGACTCAACTCTTACAGCTGCCGCTACTGGTTCAGCGATTACTTTCTTAAACACAGGCGCAGGCGACTTAACATTTGCTGCTGGTTCAGGTGTAACTATTACTTCAGCGGGTGCGACAAGCGCAGCACCTAAGTTAGGGCAATACAAATCAGCAGTTGCAATCCGAACAGGCGCAAACGCTTGGACAATCGTAGGTGCAGTTTCCTAATGATCGGTAACATTGCCGCTGGCATTTTATCGCCAACAACCCCTGCGCTACCTGTGGTAACAGGTGGAACTTTATACACTTCAGGTGGTTACAATTACAGAGTTTTTACTAGTAATGGCACACTAGGTGTTTCCAATTCTAATTTATCTTGTGATGTATTAGTTATTGCTGGCGGTGCTGGTGGAGGTTTTGGTGCTGGTGGCGGTGGTGCTGGTGGAATAATTTATAAATCAGGAAATGCATTAACTCCTGCTAATTATACAATTACAGTTGGTGCTGGCGGTGCTGGTAGCACAAATGCAAATAACGCAGGTTCTAATGGTGTAGATAGTTATTTTGATGTATTACAGGCATTTGGCGGTGGAGGTGGAGGTTCATCTACTGGCGGCTCAGGCAAAAATGGCGTTGCAGGCGGTTCAGGCGGTGGCGGTTCAGGTGCAGGTTCGAACCCTGCTGGAACTGGTGGTTCATCTACTCAAACTTCTAATAATGGTGGAACTGGTTATGGTAATGCTGGTGGTGCTGGATATTTTCCTAGTCCATACGATAGCGGCGGCGGTGGCGGTGCTGGTGCAGCTGGTGTTTCAGGTAATTCAAGTGGGACTGCAGTAAATGGTGGTGATGGATTAAATACTTGGTCATCATGGGCTACTGCAACATCAACAGGTGTTAGCGGTTATTATGCTGGTGGCGGTGGCGGTGCTAATACATTAGGCACAGTTGGTGCTGGCGGTGCTGGTGGTGGTGGTAATGGCGCACCAAACTCCGCAGGTGGCGCAGGTGGTAATGGCACAGTAAACACAGGCGGTGGTGGCGGTGGCGGTGCGTCAAGTGGCGCAGGCTACAATGGTGGAACTGGTGGTTCAGGAATTGTTATTGTTAGGTATGCAGCATGAGTCATTGGGCAGAATTAGATAAAAATAATAAAGTTATTCGTGTATTAGTTGGCGACAATAATGACCCAGCAGGTGATGAGGGTTATCAATGGTTATTAGATAACCTTGGTGGTACTTGGGTTAAAACTTCATACAATGGAAATATCCGTTACAACTATGCAGGTATAGGTTATACATATTTTTCAGACGCAGACGCTTTTATTGCACCAAAACCTGATTGTGGTCATGCAGAGTTAACATTAAACCAATCTAATTATCGTTGGGAGTGCAGTAATGCCGAGCATGAAACCTTGGCTAAGTAAATCAGCTGCACAATTCAGAGAGCAGGTTGACGATTCTTTCATCTCACGCTTGCGTTCATCTGATGGGTGGCTTGGTGATGTACGACATGCAGCTAGAAAGTCAGATCACAATCCCGACCCAACCACAGGCTGTGTACGAGCTTTGGATATTGACGCTAGGCTTTCTGACCAAAAAGGGATTTCAGCAGACTTGGCAGATCAGATTAGACAATATGGGAAAAGTTCAAAGCGTATCGCTTATGTAATCCATTTAGGTCAAATCGCTTCGCCATTACTGGGCTGGCGTTGGCGCAAGTACAAAGGCATTAACAAGCACAACCACCATATACATATCAGTTTTACAAAGGCTTCCGATCATGACAGCAGTTTTTTTGATATACCACTACTAGGGGGCAAGATATGAAAGCAAAACATTGGGCAATGGTTAACAGCTATGCAAGATCAGCATTTGTCTGTCTAGCAACAATTTATGTAACACAACCTGATTCATCACCTTCAGACATTTGGAAAGCATTTGCTGTGGCTTTTATCGCCCCAATTTTACGCAGCCTTAACCCTGACGATCAGGCGTTTGGCATTGGCGCACCTAAAGAGTAATGCAAGCGGTAGACATTGCCGCTATTTGTGCAGCAATAACAACAGTATTTACTGGCTTTTTCATAGGGCTAAAGTTCTTAATCAAAGGCTGGTTAAATGAACTTAGACCCAATAGTGGTTCAAGTATTAAAGATCAAATAACACGATTAGAACGGCGTGTTGATGATCTATTTGTCATACTATCAAAGGACAATTAGGACATGGCAGCCAAAAAGAAACCAGCACGCAGACGCCGTTCTGTAGCTCGTAAAGAGACTACAGCTATGGACATGCACGCCATTGCGCTTCATGAGTGGTATCAATCATTGCGCAGAGCTGGTTTCAGCGTTGAAGTGACATTAGGGTTAATGGATAACAAAAACAGTATGCCTGAGTGGTTGCTACCACAGACCGCCGATACTGACATTACCCCGTTTCATGACGACGACGAGGATGAGGATTAAAACCTGAAGCGAGTCGCCTTTATAAGTGACCTCCAAAGCCCCTTCATAAATGAGGCTGCGGTCAAATCAGTAGGTAGATTTTTAAGTAAGTGGAAACCTCACCAAACTATTTGCGTTGGTGATGAGATAGACATGCCACAGCTAGGCAGCTTTAACGCTAACACCGTTGACGAGATGGTAGGCAACCTAGATGAGGACAGGTTATTCACCCAAGAAGTATTACAGTATTTAGGCGTAACAGATGTAGTAGGAAGCAATCATGGAATCAGACTTTACCGATCAATCAAAAAGCGACTACCAAGTTTCCTTAACTTACCCGAACTCAAGTATGAGCGTTTTATGGGATATGACAAGCTCAACATTAAGTTTCACCCATACGGATTTGACTGGGCTAAAGGTTGGACAGTCGTTCACGGCGACGCTTTCCCAATGTCTACAAATGCTGGGCAAACTGCCCTAAATGGGGCTAGAAGGCTAGGTAAGAGCGTTGTTTGTGGGCATACCCATAGGTTGGGTCACATGGCGGTCTCAGAAGCCCACAATGGGCGTTTAGGGCGTGTTTTACAGGGTGTTGAGGTAGGCAACCTAGTAGACCTATCAAGTGCTGGTATGGCTTACACAAGGGGCTATGCCAACTGGCAGACTGGTTTTGCTGTAGCTTATGTAGAAGGTAAAAATGTGAGCGTGGTCACAGTACCTATTAACCATGATGGCAGTTTTATATTTGAAGGTAAGGTATATGGGAAAAGAGCCTAACCGCACCATTGATGACCATATTGACGATTTTGACGCAATAGGGGTTTTGTAACGACATTGTTATACAACACGCCGTTTTCAGGGTGTTGCATGTCGTACAAAAGTGAGATGATTTCCCTGTCACCAAGTAACGGACTTGGGATAGGAAAGGAAATCATGAACGACTCAGTAACGCATTTCTGTGTTAGCTGTAATGCCAATGTGACTATGTGGGCAGATAGTGAAAACAACAAAACACCTTTTTACTGCAAAAAGTGTGTAATGGTCGGGGTGTCAGCATGACCACATATACAGCTGTAAGCATTTTTGTATTAGCCATGGGTGCAGTTTATTTTGCATACTGGGCTGGTTGGCAATCAGGCTTTGAACTAGGAAAACAACGAGGCTGGTCAAACGGTTATAGTTCAGCTAAGGCAACAGAACGAGTTGCACTAGATGAGGTGTTTGATTATGAAAAAAACTAATGAGTGGCTTGACGAAATTGCAGGAATCGTTAGCAGCAGAGGTCAAGACTATGGTTCAGCAGCTACAAACCATAGACGAATCTCAGAACTTTGGTCAGGTTACTTGGACACTTACATTAGCCCTGAGCAAGCGGCAATGTGCATGTTGCTCGTCAAAGTCTCACGACTCTCAGAAACCCCACACCATGACGATAGTCTCAAAGACATTATCGGTTACGCATGTGTCTACCGCAAAATAATGGCTGAGCTACATGATAATACTGAACAGGACTAAAAACTACTGTGACTATTGTAAGGCTCGTTATGGCGTCAATTCAATTAAGGGTCAGATCATGGCTATTTTCACGACGATTAGCCAAAGCCGAAAGGCGACACGCAAGTACACAAATTATTGCCAGTCATGCAGGAACGAGATCGAGACTTGGCATGATGGGACTACTTGGACACTTGAACAACAGCAAGCATACGCACAAGGATTGGACGAAATAGACTATGGCATATTTTGATTTAGATAAGTACATGACAGCTGAGGAACGCATAGAGCTGTTTGCAAAAGATAATCCTGATTTCCGCATGATTTCATCATTTGAAATTGCTGAAGGATTTGTGTTTGTAACTGTTCATTTGTTTAGAACTTGGGCAGATGAAGCTGCTTGGGTTACTGGTCAAGCTGCAGAATCACTTGCCACACAGTTTGCTGTTGAGAAGGCAGAGACGAGTGCTTATGCAAGAGCCATCACAAATACAGGTGACCCTAAATACTCAACCATGAAAGATGGCACTAAAGCCCCAAGAGCAAACAAGGCTGAGATGGAAAAGGTTGCAGTAGGCAATGCTGAACCAATCAAGCCTAAATATGGCGCACCAGGTTCAAAGTCAGCAGCTATTGAAATGGCATTAAGAAATGACATCAAGAACAACCCTTGGAGTGCACCTGAAGCTAAAGATGAGCCAGTCAAGTGGGAAGTTAACGATGTAGCTGCTGCATTAGGCGCAACAGTTGTTGATACAACCTATGACTGCAAACATGGTGCAATGCTACGCAAGGAAGGCACAAGCCAAGCAGGTAAGCCTTATTACGGGTTTGTCTGTACTGAAAAGCGCAAGGCAGATCAATGTGACGCTGTTTGGTTTAGATTAACAGCCAATGGCAAGTGGTCAGCCCCAAAGGAGGATTAAATGGGATTTGTAGAGTTTATTAAACCTGATGGCACAAAGGTAACAGTTGCCAATGATGAGATTATTGTTGATGTTGTTAACCTCAAAGACTGCTGTGAACTATGTAATGACCCACGCATGGTGCATGAAGGCGAGTTAGTTAAATGCGTTGGTTGTGGTTGCATTAACCATATTGACTATGGTTGGAATAATGCACAAAACAATTAGTGACACAACGGTTTGTTCTGATCTATGTGTTCTATGCAAAACTCAAGCTTATGTTGTAACAAGTTTATGTCAACATTGCCAAATTGAACATGTTGATTGGTGTGAAAGTTGCTGGAATAATGCCTAATTACGAGTTTAAGTGTGAGGAGTGTGGGTCTAGTAGAGAGGTCTACGCTTCGCTCAACGAGGAAATCCTTAACCCGATTTGTTGTACTAGGTCAATGAGTCGGGTTTGGGGTTCAATACCTGCCATATTTAAAACAGGTGGCTTTTACAAAACGGATAACAGATGAGTCAGTCAAGAAAATACAGGGGCTACCGAACGCAAAAGGTTGTAGCTGATTACCTAAAGCAATGGTATCCACATGCAGAAAGCACAGGCGCAGGACGCCAAGGGGCAGACATAACAGGTGTGCCATACGATATTGAGGTTAAGGCACGCACAGGATTTCAGCCATTAGAGGCGATTAAACAGTTAAAATTAAGAAAGTCAGACAAATTAGGATTTGTCGTTATGCGCATGAACGGACAAGGCGAAAACGCCGAGGATTACATGGTCTGCATGAGATTACAAGACTTTATGGTATTTATGGAAGGACAAGCTTATGACTGAACCAGTCCGTTGCACTAAATGTGGGGCTTGGAAAATGGAAGGTTTGAGCTGCTCAATATGCGCAAAGATCAATGTCCCGAGTGCTTAGGTTATAACACAACAACTAGCCAATATAACAAAGACTACTTTCACAGCTGTAATGACTGTGATATGGAGTGGAGTGAGGGGTACGGGTGAAGTTTGCATACGCTGATCCGCCGTATTATCAGCAAGGAAAGAAACACTACGGTGAATTACATAAAGACGCAGCAATATGGGACGACAAAAACACCCATATTGAACTGATTGAAAGCCTCAAAGACAATTACCCTGACGGTTGGGCTATGTCCTGTAATCCTGCAAACTTATGGTGGCTATTGGCTGATCAACCTGACCTGAGAATATGCGTGTGGACTAAAACCTTTCACCAAATAAGACCAACTACTGTGCAGTACGCATTTGAACCCGTATTGCTGTATGGCGGCAGAAAAGAAAACAAGCGCAAGCCTATGGTTAGAGATTGGCTGAGTTGTGCTATAGCCATGAAAAAGGGTTTGGTCGGGGCAAAGCCTTTAGCCTTTAACCTATGGATATTAGATTTACTTAATTTCAAAGAAGGTGACACACTTGATGACATATTTGTCGGCAGTGGGTCAATGACAGAGGCACTTAAAGTGTGGCACGAATCACACCAATTAGAGTCTCAGATAGTGAGATGATATGCTCAACAGATTTGACAATGCTGGTATGCTACAAGCCTGTGACAGGCTCTCAAAGCCTGAACACGAGCCCCGTAGGGGAGTGCTCGTGAGTTCATGGGCTTTAGCATTTGGGATACTGCTATGTCTATTGCTTATAGACAGCCCTGTCAAAAAGATTGATACAGCAAAAGCAGAACCAAAGAAATCCATTATTACAGTTACACCAAAGGCTTATGCAAAAGCCTTATTAAATGACAATAAGCAATACAGCTGTCTAGTAAAGCTGTACTACAAAGAGAGTAGATGGAATCCAAAGGCTAAGAACGGTAGTCACTATGGCATACCACAACTGCGTAATGAGATTATGTTAAGTAAGAATCCATTACAACAAGTAGACTTAGGTGTTAAGTACATAGCACATAGGTATGGATTAACAGCTAATAACAAACCTAACGCATGTAAAGCATTACATCATTTAAAGACTAAGGGTTGGCATTGAGTAACAAAGCATTAGGCAGCAAGAAGTGGAAAGACATTAGGCTAAGAGTGTTAGCTCGTGATGGTCGTATCTGCTATGTGTGTGGTGGTGAGGCTACGCAAGTAGATCACATAGTGCCAAGAACTAAGATGGGTGATATGTGGGACATGGATAACCTTGCAGCTATATGTGCTAAGTGCAATGTGCGTAAAGGCAATAAACAACTAGGCGTTTTTTTAGCACAAGAGTCTAC